ACGGCAAAATCCAGTACACGACCGTTGCAGGCGATATTGATGAGGTTGGCACGGGGATGGTGCAGGGGTACGTGGAAACCAGCTTGGGCAAGTTCTGGACGGAAAAGGACTCGTTCAAGGTTTACTCGACATTGGCAACGGCATGAGCGGAACTCTGCTGGTTGTTCTGTCTGACACTCACATTGGCAGCAGCACCGCTGTATCGCCGCTCAAGTTTGTGGTCCATAACCGCAGTGAGAATGAAGCGCAGGTTATGGAAGCCAACAGGCTCCAGAAGTGGCTTTACGCGAACTGGATTGACTTCTTCGATTACGTCAAGAGCAAGAGCAAGAAGCACCGCATCATCGTGGCGCATTTGGGGGATGTGATTGATTACAACCATCACGGCTCAACGCAACTGGTTCAGGAAGTTGGCGACCAGGTGGTTATGGCAAAGGAACTGCTTCAGCCTTACCGCGACATTGCCGACAAGTTTATCGGCATTCTTGGCACGGCTGTTCACGCTGGCACGGATCACGCGATTGAGGCCGACATTTACCGGCAATTAGGCGCGGATTACATCGAACAGCAGATGACGATCAACCTGGACGGCGTACTGGTAGACCTTGCGCATCACGGGCGGATCGGCACGCGCCCCTGGACTTCCGGCGCGGCAAACTTGGCAAGCGAAATTATGATTGACTACGCACAATCGGGGATCCCGCTGCCTAACTATATTTTCAGAGGTCACTTCCATGCGCTTGATGATTCCGGCTTGAAATTCGAGAACACCAGGCTGATTCAATGCCCCGCCTGGCAACTGAAAACGACCTTCGCAAACCGCGTGGCTGGCAACACAAGGCGATCCGACATCGGTGGCGTTCTGCTGAATGACGGCAAGCTCGATCTAAGCAAGGCACGCTATCGTGGGCAACCTGACGGGCGAAAGGTGGTAATACTGTGACCGAATACGAACTACTGGAAGAACTGGCAAAAGAGCTTAGCCTGCCCAACATCGAGCCGGATGAAGTGACCGCGCAGACCGTTGCAGACTACACCGGCGTGAGTTGGAGCAAGGCCGCCGCCGTCTTGAAAGCGAAGTTAGCGGCAGGAGAAGTTACATCGCGCAAGGTTAGGACGCCTGAAGGGAAGATTGCGACCGCTTACAGGAAGGTGCAATAGTGCCCGTCTACGTTTACCATTGCGACAATTGCCTGAAGCAGACCGAGATGTTTCAGCATTACACCGACGACCCGGTAACCGTGTGCCCTGAGTGCAAACAGCCGACTCTGCAGAAAGTGTATCAGGTTGCAAACGTGCATTACAAAGGGCAGGGGTGGTACGTCAAGGATAAGTACAATCCGGATAAGCAGGCATGACGTGCCGGATTAGCATAAGTCATTCGAGTTTATGCAACTTTCTGACAAAACTCGTATGAAAAAATGTTATTATCAATGGAATGACAAAAGTAAATAGACACGAAACGTCTATTATCTTACGGGGCTGACAGGGATCGGGTGCTGGCAATGCCTCCACCGAACGTGGTTTCGAATACCACCAGCTCCACCTCAAGCGCTTACCTAACCAGTAGGCGCTTTTGTGTTCTATGCACTTATGTGCAGAATTCCACCAGAGCGGTAAAAACGCCACTTTTTCACGATTGACGCTCAAACACGAATAATCTACCACATGGCAGGAATGGCGCGCGCTAATTCGCGCATCCTGCTGGAAAACGAGTTTGCACCAATTTCGGAAATTGGTCTGTTTTACCCTTGACTTTTGTAATACAATCCTGTATACTATATTCAAACACAGAAAAGGAGCAATGAAAATGAAAAACAAACTAAGTTTCAAGGCAAAAGCTTATACCCTCCAAAGTCTAAACAAGGATATTCCGCTGGATTCGATGCAGGTAATGAGGGAAGTCAACTCCAAGCTCTATAAAGAAAATCGCCAAGATCCAGAAAATTATGACTGGCACGAGTACTCAAACTATCTACAGGAACTTGAGCAAAAAGGGTTGGCAGCCGCCTGTGGGATAAGTCCTGAGGGATTGACCAGATATAAAATAGCGAGCATCTAAAGTCGAAAGCGGGGAAACCCGCTCCGCCGGAACTAGTCTACCGGCGCCGATGAGACAGACCAACAAAAGGAGCAATGAAAATGGACACAACAATGAAACTCGAAGTAGCAGACAGGGTGGCAAACCGCCTCAGGGAAATTCGCCTGATAATAGACGAAATTCATGACGAGTTCAATCCAGACGAGTTTGAAGAATTAGCCAGCCAGGTTATCGAACTCGAACTGGCCAACGAAAGCGCAATCAATTTCTGCTTGAGGTTCTAATGACAAAAGATAAAGGTGTGATGGTAACATTCAGGATGACCGAGCTGCAATTATCGCAGCTTGACTACATCCGGAAGCCAGGTGAAACGCGCTCAGGCGCAATCCGCCGGCTAACCAGTGACGCGTATGCTGACGAGATGATGGAGTTCGACAGGCAGCACGGCGCATCCATCAGCGACCGCGTGAATTGTTTGTGAGGATAACATGGCAACTTTTATCGACACGTTGATTTCAGCAAGCCTCATATCCGCCGTAATGCTGATTGGGGTGCTGGCAAGCGCAATCTACGAGAAGTGGCTGGAAAGGAAATGACGATGATTATCTGTAAAGCACCGGCAGTCAATTATCACGGTTATGCCTTAGCAGAAGTGGTAGGCGAAGAGCAAGACTTTTGGGGGCAAAAGATGGTGAAGGTTCGAGCCTTACACGGAGCGCCCTGGTGTGACGCGGGGATGTTCGGTTATTCAACCACCTCAATGGCAAAGTTTTATCCAGAACATATTGAGATCATAAAAATCACAAAGGAGACAGAATAATGAATCACTCAGAAACTATCGGCAAGCTGGCGGAGGCTTTATCCCGCGCTCAGGCAGAAATGCACGCAGCCAAGTTCAACGCGGTCAATCCATTCTTGAAGAACAACTATGCGGATTTAGGGTCGATAATCGACACCGCCAAACCAACTCTCGGAAAGTACGGTCTGGCGGTCACGCAACATCCATTCAACGATGGCGATCGGGTCGGCGTGGAAACTGTCCTGACGCACGCATCGGGCGAATGGATTAGTTCGTCACTCAGTTTACCACTGGCAGACGAAAAGGGCAAAAGCGGCGCGCAGGTGGCCGGATCAATCATCACCTATCTTCGGCGGTACACGCTCTCGGCAGTGCTGGGAATGTATTCGGATGAAGACACGGACGGCAATAGCGAGCCGAAGCCGGTTGAGGTCAAGCCGCGTGAAGAATCTAAGCCAAAGCCGGTGAGCGAAAGCGAAACCATGACGATCGAACGCGCGTACAAGATAACCAACAGCGAGGGCGTGGCTTACGGCGAGATACCAAGCGACAAACTTCAAGCGATGGTGCTGGGCATCAACAAGGGCTTGAAGAACGGCGTAAGCGACGAGAAAAAGGCTGAATACCTGGAAAAGAAACAGGCGATCCAAGTCATTCTCAAGGCGCGTGCAAATAAGGAAATTTAGGCGCGGTTGCCTCCTTCATCCGCGAGCCTGCTGGCCGGCATCGTAGACCAGCAGAATGGATTGAGATGGAAAAAGACGCTTTAGAAGTTTTATGTGCAAGTTACAAGTTTCTTCTTGACGATGCAAAGAATTTGATTGCAGCTGCGGAACTTGAATGGTGTCCTAAATGTAAGGGCAAGGGCGTTATTGACCCGATTGAAAACACACCTTACAAGTGCGATGTGTGCGACGGGCGAGGTTGGATTAGCGGATACATCAAAAGGATGGATTGAGATGGACATTTACGAAAAGATCGAAAAATACTCAGACTTGACCTTCGGAATTGATGCAATTTCGCAAGAAAAACAGGCACTAATTGACCAAGTTTTGACACCAGAAATCAAAGAAAAATTGGCAGAAATTGACGCGGAATTTGATCCAAAAGTTGACGAAATTTCACAACAAAAATCAATGCTGGAAGCGGCAATCAAGCAGGAAATTCTGCAAGCAGGCAGGACCATCAAGGGCACTTATCACAGCTTTGTGTGGTCCAAGCCGCGCGTAAGTTGGGACACGAAAGCCCTGGACGGCTACGCCGCAGCGCATCCAGAAATCGCGCAATTTAGAACCGAAGGCTCACCGAGCGTAAGCGTAAGGAAGGCGTGAAATGAACCCACGAGACATTTACGAAACACTATCACGTGAAGTGGATGATAAGGATGTTTCCGCTTTGTTGCGCGTTCTGGTGAACCACGTTGGCAAGGAAAACAAGATTGACCGCCGCTCACTCGTTACCAAAATGTACGGGAAATATACCGAAAGTTTATGGCGGAAAATGCGCATGGCAAAAGCATTGTTGACCAAGAAGCGATTTAGCAATGGGATGAAGTTGTCAATCGGATCATCGTCTGGTGAAGGCGGTTATTGGATTATTTACGATGAATCCGACCGTGAGCAATGCGTTGCAGAAACAGGGTCACGCAAAGCGGAAATTGACGATGCTTTTGACAATGTAAAAAATGGCATGACTTGGTGTGATGCAGTTCGTATTATGGGAAAAGAAACACACAACGACCTTGCGACCGAGTTCTTGCAGCCAGCGTTGCTGGAAGTGCCGGAGCCTGAGCCAGTACCGCATTGGAGGTGGTGAGATGGCGTATGCAATTACTGAGTACGAATTTTGGGGCAATCCCAAAGTAAGGGAAGCCGGAAAAGACGCGGTGCTGATGTATTTGGCAGGAAACAGCTACTGCAATCAATTTATGACAGACGGGTTGATCACATTTGCATCCGTTGCAACAGTGGCAAATCTTGCATTCCAGCGCAATCCAGATAAGGCTATTAAAGCCCTCATTGATAACAGACTTTGGATAAAAGACAGGAAAGGATACCAGGTAAACGACTATCTAAAATACAACAAATCGAAAGCACAAATTGAAGACTTGATGAGCAAACGCTCATCGGCTGGCAAAGCAGGTGCTAAGGCGCGTGTTTCAACACCTGAACCAATAATTGATGAAGCAAGTGAACAAGCAAGTGAACAAGCAAATGCTGAGCATTTGTCAGGCTCTATCTCTATCTCTTACTCTAACACTAATTCTAATGATTCAAAAGATAAAAATAATGATTCTCTTTGGATTTCATTTTCCGGCGCTTTTCGTGAATTGACCGGAATTGAGCCAAAGCCGACCAAACAGGTGATCGAGACCCTTGCGCGTTTTGAGTCCGCTGGCGTGACGG